TGCGGTGTTAGGTAATCCCGCATAATTGTTTGAAGCCAACGCTTGTTGGATCGCCATTTGGTTTTGTTTTTGGAATGTTGGGTTTTGAAATAGGTCATAAGCCATTTGATCCGTTATAGAAACCGACTGTGGTGTTCCTGTTGGAGTTGATAAAACTACATTCAAATTACCTTGGTATTTTACATCAGCAAACTCAACAACTGTTTTAGTCGGAGCGTTTTGTAATTTTTCAGTTTGGGGAACAACTTGGTCAACTGTGAAATTGGATACTTTTTGATATAAATTATTCAACCCTTCATAGGCTTTTAAAGCTCCTTCGTAAATTATATTTCCTGAAGAAGTGTATTTTGAAACTACTTCACCCAAGTCTATGTCTGTTATAGTTTCAGCTATTCTTGTAAATCCACCCTCAATATCTGCGGTTGCTTTACCAATTACATTAGTTAGTTCAGAAAGTGATCCTTCACCACTCAATAGGTCCATTAGACTTTTAGATGATGATTCAACTAATTTATTCACAGCATTTATACCCGCCCTTTGATTACCAACAGAGGCATCCAATCGATCTCCAGCCCCCATCAATAGACCACGAGCAACCTCTCTTGGGTCTGTTGCTAATCTTGACGCAGCGGTAGGTGCTGCAAACGAATCCAATAATTGTTGTAATAAGGCTGTTTGTAATTCATCTTCAGTTAGAGATGCCTTTGCCAATTCTTCCAAAGTTACAGGTTCGTTTTGTAACTGTTCAATATCTCCTTGAGTTAGTTCAGTTACTAACTTTTCATCTTTTCCGATTTTGACCGTAAATCCTCCTCGTTGTTGGTTATATTGAGCTAGATTTGTTATAAACATTTTTGACTCTTCATCAATACCCTGTATTCTAAAGTCTTTAGCAATCATGTTCAATTTTTGCTGGGAAATGGACATTCTTATTAACTCTTCCTCAGCAAGACCTGTTTCGTTAGCAATTTCTCTCAAATCTCTTTTTGCATAGGGGAAAACCTTGAAGGATTTGGTTTTCTCATCAAAATAGGTCATTGTTGAAGTCATTTTTACCACTTGATTCTGTAGTTCCTCAACATCTTCAGAAGCCAAGTACATAAGTCTAAAAGGATCTGCTAGATCGCCTACCGCAACACCTAATCTTTGGAATGCCGACACTGCGTTGATAGCTCCTTCAGGTGTGAATATTCTTTCAGCAAACGTAAAGATTTTACTCATGTCGGTCCTCATCATTACTGCCTTAGCCGCCATACTTGCCATACCTGCGGTTCCTCTTTCGAAGCCATATTTATTCATCTCTCCAAGATTCTTCTGAACCATTGAAAATACCGCATTCGTATTTACCCCGATAGATCGTGCAATGTCTACCGTTTCCTGTAATGTATCTCGTATTAGACCAACTTGAACACCAGCATCCTGAAACTTACCGACCATTTCACCAACTAGTTCACTACTTACCCCTACCGCTTGGCCAGCAACATATAAATCCTGAACTGTTTCACCTAAAGTGATGACGTTTGTGTTGAGTGCTTGAGCAATTGATAACTGAATATTCAATACATCCTGTAGGTCTCCACCCAACCCCGAAATACCTGGTGTTGCCACAGCAATTTCCTCACGTAATCCTACGATTGCTTTTTGTGTTTGCCCAATTTCTCCAGCAAATTTTGCGTTGAATGTTGTAAATTGTTGTTCTAACTCTATAGTACGAGAACTCAAAGTAGAAAACGCATCTTCAACCCCCTGTCTTAATTTTTTAACAAAGTCAGCTATTTGACCCGGATTCTGATTGGGATTCGGATTGGGATTTGGTGCTTGCATGCGATCTTATCTGATTCTAATAAATAGAATCATCAATCTTTTTTATTTGAGTCCAATACTTTGTCGATCAAATATCTTCTAGCATATGTGGGTATTTTGTGATATTCAGTCCATGAAATACCCAATTGTCTTGCTAAGACAAAGAATTCATCTAGTTGGTATTTGGAATAATCAGAAGAAAACGCGAAAAAATTCAGCCCCGAAAGTGACATCGACGGTCACTTTTTCTCCTGACGGGGCTAAAACAGACCTTCTCAGATCCAATCTTGGTTCATTAACATCCAAGAAATTTCTAATGAATTTAGAATCCATAATGGGTAAACCATCAACAAACTTAGCAATTGTACCAGGTGTTTCATCACCATTTATTGACACAATTTGTTTTTGTAGTTTCCATGTTACTTTTGGAGCAACTCTACCAACAGGATAGGATTCAGCCTGTTTGTTGATTTCCATAATTTCTTTGTAAGTAAGTGGACGGATTTTTACAGAAGTTCCTGATTTGGGTAATTCAACCAAAAAAGTACCATCTTCTTCAGGTTCTACTTCACCCCTTTTGATATCCAATTCATCCAATTGGATTTCACTACCAAATCTTTTTCCAGTTTCAGGATCCGTGACTTGGATTTTATATTCCGACCCAAACGAGGTATTTCTCAAGAAAATAAGAATCGCCTCGATGTCACCATTCATCATATCATCAGGACGAAGGTCTGGTTCATATACCTTCGATCTAAGAAGCGTCATAATCATATCTTCAGCCTTTGCTGCCATGATGATGTTCTCATCCGCCGCGGTTAGGTATCCGACTTTTACACTCTTCTTTTTATTCTTATAAAATTTTCCTTCAGACGGAAGTTTCACCACATCGTGTGGAAGTGAAAAATCTTGTTGTCCGTATATTTTTACATCATTTTCCATAAAAAAAAACACAGGGAATTTGTCCCTGTGTTAATTATACCATGAGTTGCTTATTAATCAACAATAAAAAGTAAACATCTTAGTAGACTAAGATACAACGGTCCATTTGGAGTGTTGCATCCAATGTCGCCAATGTGTCCTGAGAGTAGTTAGCTTCAGACCAAGCTGTCTTTGTGATCATTGTACCTTCCAAAATCCATTTTTCCACAACAACACCTGTTGGGTCCAACATTTCAAGGTCAACGTTTTTCTTATATCCCGCAGCGTAACCCATACGACCAGTTACTGATTCAGCGTGTAGACGAACCCACTCCATAAGAGCCTGAGTTGCCGATGGACCGATTGGGTCACGGAATTTAACATTTATAGAATTCCATTTGAATCTACCTGCAACAAATGTAGAGGTATTCAAAAAAGGAATCTCAACTGGGTTGATGTCAATACTTGGACGACCCGTTGATTCAACGAACCACTCATTTATACCCAACGTAGAATCGAAACGTAGGATAAATCTATTGGTTCTTTTTGGTTCATAAGGAACCGGCATTTTCATTAATAAGTCTGCCATGGTATGTTACTTTTTTTTGTTTTTTTTATTTTTGTTTATTATAAATACTGCCGTTTAAAATTTTTGTCTTGACTTTGTTTTTCGAAAATTTATTATCTCTAATATCTAGTTTTAACACCTCCAGCAGTAGAATAGGTCTTAAGAACTGGTTCATCTTCAAATTCCTTCTTCATAACTTCTACATTTCTTATATCATCATCTGAAAATCCTATTTGAGGTACAAATCTATTCTTTACATCATCTTTTAAGAACACATTTTGCCCTAGTTCTTTTGCTTGTCCTTTTACATATGAAATAAATTCTTTCATAGCTTGAACTTTAAGATCTTCAGGAGAAGACGCAGAACCCTGACCGAATGTTACAGGATAAAACTTTAGTAGGTCCATATATTCACGGATCAAATCTTTTTTCCCTTTTTTGTCGTCACCCACGAAGTCACGGAATTTTTTTAGATTCTTGATGAGTAAGTCTTTATTAAGACCCATATGATCTGACACAATCATATTATAAACAGCTTCTTTTAGAGTGTTAGGATTATGACCTCTTGCGGTAATAATTGAAAATATAGACCCATTATTGACAGCCTCCACAAAGTCAGCCCAAGCAGGACCTGGTTTGGCCTTCATACTGTCAATCAAAAACTGTCTGTCACCCTTTGTTGTGAAGTTTCTGAAGGGATCGGGTGCAAAACCAGTAATGGTATGTCCTTCATAATTGAAGGGCTCCTTACCTATCTTTACACGGTATTCCGCAAAATCTTCTGTAGACATACCAACTTCTTTACCATCCTCAGATTGAACGATTATTTTGGTTGGCATAAACATCAAATTGTCATCCCAATCAAACGCATAGTATTTAAGAGTTGGTAAACCCAAATCATCAAATCCTTCTTTTACTACGTTACTCATAAATTATTTTAAAGGCTAAAGGTGGGGATTTCTCCCCACCATTTTTTTTAGATATTTTCAA